TGCATGAAGGACGAGGCTCCTACCATGAAAGGGACGACCGTCAGATTGAATCCTTCGGATATTCTTCATGTGCCGGGGCTTGGCTTTGACGGCATCCTCGGCTATTCGCCCATTGCCATGGCAAAGAACGCCATCGGCATGGCCATGGCTTGCGAGGATTACGGCGCATCCTTCTTCGCCAACGGAGCCACCCCAAGCGCCGTGCTGGAATATCCGGGAACCCTCAAAGACCCTGCCAAAATCCGGGAAAGCTGGGAACTTGCCCATGGCGGCAGGAATTCACATCGCATTGGGGTGCTGGAAGAGGGAATGAAGTACACGCCTATCGGCATCCCGCCGGAACAGGCGCAGTTTTTGGAAACGAGAAAGTTTCAACTCAACGAAATCGCCCGTATCTTCCGGGTGCCGCCCCACATGGTGGGGGACTTGGAAAAAGCCACGTTCTCGAACATCGAACATCAATCCCTGGAGTATGTGAAATATACCCTCGCTCCTTGGATTTGCCGCTTCGAGCAGTCCATGGCGAGAGCCTTGCTCCTGCCAAACGAGAAGAAGGAATACACAATCAAGTTCAATGTGGACGGGCTTCTTCGGGGGGATTACCAAAGCAGGATGCAGGGATACGCCATCGGACGCCAAAACGGGTGGATGAGCGCCAACGACATACGCCAGTTGGAAAGCCTCGACCGCATCCCGGAAGAAAAAGGCGGGGACTTGTATCTGGTGAACGGCAACATGGCAAAACTGGAAGATGCGGGACTCGCATACTTACGCAACGGAAAGGAGAATCCTACGGATGGCAAAGACGAGAAAGTTCTGGGCATGGAACAAGGAAAGCCCGGACGCAAAGGAACGGACGCTGACGCTTAACGGCATCATTGCCGAGGACAGCTGGCTTGGGGACGAAATCACGCCCCATGAGTTTCGGGATGAACTCTATGCCGAGGACGGAAACATCATCGTGCAGATTTGTTCTCCCGGCGGGGATTGCTTTGCGGCAGCTCAGATTTACTCCATGCTGGTGGAATATCCCGGCAAGGTGACGGTTCGTATTGACGGCTTGGCGGCATCGGCGGCAAGCGTGGTGGCTATGGCGGGGGACGAGGTGCAGATGTACCCCACGTCCCTCATCATGATACATAATCCCGCCACCATCGCCATGGGCGACCACAACGAGATGGAGAGAGCCATTTCCATGCTCTCGGAGGTGAAGGAATCCATCATCAACGCCTACGCTGCCAAGACCAAGCTGGCAAGGGCGAAGATTTCCCACTTGATGGAGTCCGAAAGCTACATCAGCGCACACAAAGCGGTGGAGCTTGGCTTTGCCGACACCATCTTGAAGCGTGAGGGGGAAGCGGAGGATATTTCCGCAGAGACTTCCATGCTGTTCTCGCGCAGAGAAGTGTCGAATTCTATCATCAACAAACTGACGAAGGTGTGCGCTGTTGCTCCTACACCGGAAAAGCCGCCGAATACGGCAGATGCATCAGCAGAGTCAAACAAGGCAGACCAGACCAATGAGCAGAAAGTTTCTGCCGATAAACCCAATCTGCCAAACTCCTCCGAAGAAGCGGAGCAGAATGTTCCTGCCGCCGAATCGGAGACAACTAAGCTGCAGGGACGCTCCGTAGATTCGCTCTTGGAGCGTCTTTCCATTATCAAGAACCATATCTGACGATTTGAAGGAGAATTTTTTATGGCTACCACGATCAACGAACTCCGTGCAAAACGCGCCCAGGCTTGGGAGGCTGCAAAGGCTTTCTTGGAATCCCATCGGACAGAGAAGGGCATCCTCTCCGCCGAGGACGATGCCGCCTACACCCGCATGGAGCAGGACATCGACGCTCTGGGTAAGGAAATCAAGCGGTTGGAGCGTCAGCAGGAAATCGAGAACGAACTGAATCTTCCCACCAGCCAGCCCATCACGGCAAAGCCTTCTGCGTCATTGGCTGTTCCCCAGGGCAAGCAGGGGCGCGGTTCGGAGGAGTACAAGACGGCCTTCTGGAACATGATCCGCTCCCGCGCTCTCACGCCGGATGTCCTCAATGTGCTGCAAGTCGGCACGGATGCGGACGGCGGCTATCTCGTTCCCCAGGAATTCGAGAATACCCTCATCGATGCCTTGGCGGAGGAGAACCTTGTCCGCAAACTCGCCCGTGTCATTACCACCGATACCGGGGACAAGGTCATCCCCATGGTCAAGAGCCATGGCTCGGCGGCTTGGATGGACGAGAACGCTCTCGTTCCCGAATCCGATGACAAGTTCGACCAGATTACCGTGGGGGCGCACAAGCTGGGTACTTTCATCAAGGTTTCCGATGAGCTCATGGCGGATTCCGCTTTCAACATTGCGGATTATATCGCCAAGGAATTCGCCCGCCGTATGGGAGCCAAGGAGGAAGAGGCTTTCTTTGTGGGCAACGGCACGAAAAAGCCCACGGGCATTCTCGCCGACACGGACGGCGCGGATGTGGGGGTGACGCTGAACAGCGCCACTATCACGGCGGATTCCCTCATCGACCTTTTCTACAGCCTCCGCGCGCCCTATCGCCGGAACGCCGTGTGGATCATGAACGATTCCTCGGTGAAGGCCATCCGCAAGCTCAAGGACAAGAACGACCAGTATCTCTGGCAGACGGCTCTCACGGCGGGAACGCCGGACACCATCCTCAATCGTCCCGTTTACACTTCGCCCTATGTGCCGGAAGTGGCTGCGGGCAACAAGGTCATGATTTTCGGCGACCTCCAGTATTACTGGATTGTTGACCGTCAGGGCAGGGTGTTCAAGCGGCTCAATGAACTCTTTGCCACTACGGGGCAGGTTGGTTTCATGACCACTCAGCGGGTGGACGGCAAGATGGTTCTGCCGGAGGCCGTGAAGGTCATGCAGGTCAAGGGTTCTTCCTCATCGTCCGGCACCTGATCCGATAGTGTTCTATTCGACAGATGATACGGATTTTCCTGTTAAATTCTGGATTTGTGGGGGGAGATGCCAAAAGGGTGTCTCCCCAATTTTGCGAGGTGACACCCGATGATAGTGACATTGCCGAAAGCCAAGAAATATCTCCGCATCGACACCAATGCCGAGGATGATATTGTCCGAAAACTCCTCCGAGCGGCAGAGCAAATCTGCATGGATGTAGCGAGGATGGACGAGGAAGAATTCAAATCCTGCGGAGCCATTGCCAAAACCGCCGTCCTCTATGCCTTGGCGTATTTCTACGAACACCGGGACGAAGCAGACCATAAGGCATTGACGCTGACGCTCAGGGCTTTACTTATGGGCATAAGGAAAGAGGGATTCTGAATGTATATCAGCTTGAACGAACTACGGCAACGGGTGACAATCCTCCGTCCCGTGACCGTGGAGGACGGAGAGGGAAATCTTATCCGGCAGGGAGAGGAAGAAGTCTGTACCGTCTGGGCGAAGGTGTTTCCCTATGCCGCCAAAATCTCGGATGGCTATGCGGAGAAGGTGGATGAGGTGAACTACCGCATCATCATCCGCTATCGCTCGGATATCAGATTGACAGACGAAATCCAATGGCGCAGCCGGAGATTTGTGCAAACCGCTCCCGCCTACGATGTCCGCTCCAACAGGCAGTATCTCGTCATGGAAGCGCGGGAGTTGATTGAAGATGGCGAAACGGTTTGATTCTGCCGAAACCATCCTCAAGGAGCTGGGCGAGGCGGCGGAAAACGCCGCCAAAGCCGCTCTTGCCGAGGGTGCGGAAATGGTGATGAAGGAAGCCAAAGAGCGGTGTCCCGTCTATGAGGGTGACGATTACCGAGTGGTCAAGGGTGCGCTCCGGGATTCCATTCATGCCGAAAAGCAGAAAGGCGGCAAGGAATATCGGATTGTTGCGGACGCACAGGCGCAGGACGGCTTGTATTACGGAAAAATCGTGGAGTTCAGTCCGAAAATCAACAAGCCGTTTTTGTACCCTGCGATGGATGCCAAGCGGGATGCTGTGAAAAAGAAAATCATCGAGGCTGTCAGGGAGGCGATTCGTAAAAAATGAACATCAAAGAAAAGGTCTATGCGGCTCTCATGTCCTCGCCGGAGTTGAAGGCTCTGCTGGTGAAGGACAGGAAAGGCCGCTGTATTTATCCGGGAGTGAGTCCCAATGCGGGAAGCT